CCCGAACGGCGAAGAGTCGCAGGGTCGAGACGCTCGGCACTGGTGATAGGACGGTCCCATCCGGCACGGAAATCCATGGAACGTATGGCGCCCCTTCCGGCTTTTTGTGCGACCAGAGGCACCTGAGGCCCGAGCCACCGTAAACGCTCGAATCTATAATCTGGGCCCATTCATCACCGTCAAGCTCGAGAAGAATCTTGGTCCGCAGGGCGAGTGCTTCCGATCGCGTCACGCACAGGTGGGGCCAGTGCAGGTGAAAGCCCGATTTGATCTCCCCGTCCTTGATCTTCCTGGGAGGCGCGCGAGCCACGAGGCACGGGCCGTTCTGGACCGCTGCATACACGCGCGTGCACAAATCGATGGCGTCTTCATCAGTCAGAGCTCTCACCGCCTTGAAGTCAATATCAACAAAAAATTTAAAAATTTCCGTTTTTTGTTCAACAACATAGAGTCGGTTTCCGCATGAAATATCAGTCAGGTACGCCTTGTAAAAGGCTTCGAGATCTGCATCGGGCACGTGAAGCTGGCCTCCGTCCATGAGGACGTGAGTCGGCCCGTCGAGACCCTTTCGCGTCCATCGCTTAATGAACATGATAGTCAAGCGTTCCTAATCTCTATCAACACCAAAAAAAGATTCAAAAATCGACTGCACAAAGGGCTTGAAGGGTTCCTCGGTGGGCTCGGGCTCGGGCTCGGGCTCGGGGGCCGGCTCGGGCTCCTGCGCCTCCCTGGACTCTATAATCTTTTCAATTTCGTGGTGCATTTTCATGACGGTCATGGTACGGGCAAGCGTCTCGGGGTCGGACCCATCCTGTCGGAGGTCGGCGAGGCGCTTGGCAATGGCAATCTTTGACTGCGTCATTTCTAAATTTTAAGAATTTTTTAAAAAAACTTCAAGGGCGCAGGAAGAACGTCTGCTTCTCGGGTGTGGCGAGCACCTGGTGAAAGGCGGGGTTCTTGATGACGTGGGTTCTGATCATCTCCCACAGGTCGCGGCGCTTTGTGATGCCGTCGAGAGTGTCGAATTCACACCCGTCATTCTCGTCGTAATTTTTGCGGAACGGCACCTCACGCCCCTCCATTTTGGATTTTTCTTCATTGAAACGTTTCACAATGTGAGACTGCTCGCAGTGGGTGATGGGCATCTCAAACACGTACACGTGGTACACGTTGTTGACGCCCTCGGCATCTCTAAAGGAAAAACTGAAATAGGAATAACTTCCCTTTTTCAGATTTATGATCCCACGGGTCTCCTCTTCGAGTTCGCGAATCGCACACCGAAGAGGGTTGAGAATTTCCCGCCGCCGGCACCCACCGGTGACGAAGGTCCATTCTTTGTACCGCCGATCATGAACAAGTAGAAACTTTGGGGGGCCGCCTTCACATTCCCGGGTCACCGGGACCGCTATGCTTTTGTGTCGTTCCATCGGATCCATGATCCGTCTCTACTACTTCCTGATCAAAATAATTCGCAAGGTTTCGCGTGCTCGGGTCATAACTAATCAAAAACACGAGACCGAGGAGCAAGAGCCACGGCCAAATTTGACCCATATTTTAACTAGAGAAACTAATTGGCGTAGAGGACCGAGCCCATGCCCTTCTGGATGCGCAGCACGTTGTAGTTGACCGCGTAGATGTAGGGCTGGGCCACCGCCGCCGTCGCGAGGCCGCGCAGACCGTTGGCCAGGCCAACCGGAGTAATCAGGCGGTAAGTGTCCAGGCGGGAGAAGTTGAGCGTGCCGGTCGGCTGCAGCTTGGAGGTGTCCAGACAGTACGGGATGACCGCCACGTTCGCCAGGGCCGAGTTGTGCACGTAGCCGTACTGGGTGTGGTAGTACTGGGCAACGTCCACGTAGGCGGGCAGGTGGCGGGACTCGGAAACATCCACGCCGTTAATCTGCACCTTGAGCTGGTAGTTGGATGCGGCGGCGGAGCTCGCGCCGTTGGTGCCGTAGGTGATGCCGTAGTTGACGGTCTGGAAAGCCAGGAACTTGATGGGGTGGGCCAGTGCCAGCTCCTGCACCGGCTGGGAGGAGATGGGCACACGCTGCACCTGCGTGATCAGCATGTCGTGCGCGTTCTTGGCGAAGAACTCGCGCTCAGCCTGGTCCAGGTACACGAAGTTGGACCAGCACGAGTACTGGATGTCGGCATAGGTCCGACCGGCCGCGGCCGCCGTCGTTCCCGTCGTGGACGTGCCGAGGGCACCCGACCACGTGATGCGCAGCTCGACGTCATGGTACTGCAGGGCCACCAGAGGCAGAGCCGCCGCCCAATCCTTGCAGAAGAAGAACTTCAGGGGGTAGAAGGTGGCATTGGAGTTCGTGGGGTTCTGGGCGCTCGCCGTAGAGTTGTTCAAGTAGCGCTGGTTCGAAGTCTGGGCACCAGTCACCGGCTCGACGTCCGTGCTGTACTGGAAGTCCTGGGTGTCGATGACCTGGCCACCGATCAGCAGCTCCACCTTGTCGATGACGTTGGACCAGTTCACGTTGACCACGGGCGCGGCGTTCGAGTCGCGGGCCATGAAGTACACGTAGCTCAGCAGGTCACCCTTCTTCTCGAAGCGGATCGTCGAGACGGAGCCGGCGGTCGGCTGGCCCTGAATCAACTGACGCTCGTTGGTCGCCGCGTAGTGGGTGTAGCGCTTGTAGTTCGAGCGATAAAATGACACTTCAGGCTTGCCGGACAGCCAAGTGTCCTGGGCGCCGATCGAGACGAGCTGAACAATGCCTCCGCTCATTTTACTATCTGATCGAGGTTTTTTTTAACGGGGCTGGCGCGGTCGGTCGACTAGACCACGGCCAGGGAGGGGAGGGCGATGGAATTCTTGTTCAACTGATCACGGGCAATATTCAGGTTGTTCGGGGCGGCGAGAGGATTCTGCTGCGTCTTGAACTGATTCAGCTTCCAGTAATCAGCCGGCTTGTAATTCTGGAACCGGCCGCCGTTCATGTGGGGAACCGGCACGGGCACCGACTCGGACCGCAGGTTGGTCATGGTGCCGACCGCACCCTGAGGGTCCGCGCGTACGTTCATGCGAGCCGCGTTGGCGGCGCGATCTGGGTTGACGCGATTGCCAGTGGAGTGGGGCAACTGGCGGTCGGTCAGGCTATTGTACGGCAGGTAGACGTTCCACTGCCCTGGGCCGAACTCGAGGGTGTCGCCGCGCTGGCCCGTCTCTTGGCGGTTCGTCGTCTTGCGCGTCTTGATGTTGTCGGGGCGGCCCTCATGAGCAAGCAGCTGGCCGCCCTGCCCCTGCCCCTGATTCTGAGCGGGTGCGCGCGTCCACGTCTTGGTCGTCTTGGCCTGGTGCGTCATCTGGCCATTGATGAGCTGGCCCGCGCCCAGAACCGTACCGCCCTGCTTGACGACGGCTTCGGAAGGGCCCTTGCCACCCGGAAGGGTCACGAGCTTCTCCTCATTCACGTTATTAGGCAAAACACGGAAATACTGCTGGAAGCCGCCAATTGCCGGCACCTTGGGGTCGACGCCCAGACCCGGGCCGACGTTCATGCGCTCGATCGGCTGCAAGTTATTCATTTTGTTCGTCACATTCTGACGGTTATACAAGTCATATACGGGTTGACCAAACGGAAAGCGGTTCGCCTGGGGATTCAGGTCGCCAAAAGCTGACACCTCGCGCTTGGCGCCCACCTCGAATCCCTGAAACGACCGGCCGTCTCCACGACGCACCTGCATCTGAGCATCCTGTTGAGCAAAGTTTGTATCCGCCTGAATGAGATCCCCACGCGTAATCTGATGCGGGGGCTTGAGGGGAATCGTGGTTGCCGGCGAAGAGTCGGCGCTGAAACGCTGACCGGCAAACACAAGACCGACCACTGCTGCTAGGGCCAGTGGATCCATATTACATTTAGTTTAGTTTTATTTTCAGCCGATGTAAGGGCGTGGGGACGATCCGGACATGGCTGCCCACGGGGCGCCATTCGGGTTGCCGATGGCAATACGGGGATTGCGCTGATCGAAGCGATTATTCTGATCATTGCTGTACGTGCTGACGGGGTTCCAGGTCAGGACCGGAAACGCATCGCGAATGTACAAATTAGGGAAATCGTAAGGCTTCTCGTTGTAGTAGCGATTCCAGCGCTGGGTCGACTGGGATCGCAGCAGGTCATCGACGCGCACCACATCATCGAGGATGATGGTCGCCGGCCCCTGCCAGATTTGCTCCTGGAGCGTGACGGCGTCCGTCTGCAGAGTACGGCCCATAGTTACTCTAGCTCGAGAAAATTAGCGGCCATTGCCCGCCCGCATTTGCGTCTGCTCTGGGAAGTGGAAGCGATCCGAATCGACGTCACAAGAGCCCGAACCATCCTTGCAGAAGGGTCCAAACTTGGGACCGAATGACGCCTCGGCAAAGGCAGTCTGGTCGTTGGGTATGGTGCTGCTGGGAGCGGTGTAAAAGTTGCGCTCTGCATCGCGCTTCTTCTCAAACGGGTGGATGAACTCCCAAGCCTGAGACACCTCCTGTTTGACGCTCGGATACCACGCGGCGGCGGGGCGATCCGGGCGGTCCGTGTAGTCCGTGTAGAGCACGTTGGCCATCGGGTTGTCGATCGTCGGCATCGTGACGGTGTCCCTGCCATACCAAGGAGTCCGGCCGTCGCCGAATGTGGGGCGCAGCTGCCCGTCGGGGATCATGTTGGACGTGAAGAGGAAATAGAGCACCGCGAGGACGAGGATGCCGAGCGCGAGAATGCGAGCATCGCGCTTGATGAGATACAGAATACACATGGCGTAAACGATGAAACGGGTCGTGGCCGCAACGCGGTCCTTGGACGACTGCATGGCCGTGGGCCAAAACTCGAGGAGCTTGTCGGACCGGAAGATTTCGCGTGGATCCATCTCTACTTGTTGCTTTCATTTTTTTACAGCAGGGGCGGCGGGCCGCCTGGCTTCTTGCCTGCGGGGCGGCGGCGAACCTGACGCTGACCTGCACGGGGTCGGGGCGGGCCACCCAAACCACCGAGCAGGGCCGCGAGGGGGTTCTCGCCGGCGCCACCACCGCCCATGAGACCGGCCATCAGACCCTGCATGGCCGCTGGGTCGAACGCGCCGCTCTCGGCGCACTTCTTGGCCGCGTTCTCAATCGCCTCGAGCGTCTCTGGAGGGAACATGGACAGCGTCACGCCCAGAATGTGGAGGGTCTGCATGTACTGCCAGATGGCCGCCTTGGTCCCGGGGCTCGTGGAGGGCGTCCAGATCTTGTGCAAGTTAATCTCCTTCAGAAAATCAATATCTTTCGCATTTTCCAGAAAGAATGACTCATCCTTGGCCATCAGCTTCGCCGAATGGGGGCCCACGGACTGCATGAAACCCTCTAGGACCTGACGCGGAGTGGCGACGCGCGCCACAGAGAAACCCGCCTGGAACTTTTGGATGCTCTTCTCCTCTGGAAATGTGAGGACGAGCTCGTTCAGAAATTGCCCCATCATGTCATTGAAGGCGTCGAGCGAGCTCATTAATAAAGGAAGTATCTAATTTTTTAAGTTGAATTGCGCGCCATTAGAGTTTAGAACGGCTCGAGACTTACTGATTCACGTGAACCACAACCCTGGCTGACTACGAGATAGACGAGGACGGCCACGAGAAACGCGGGCTTGGCGTACTCGCTATTCGGCACGTTCGCCTTGCCGTTCATTTTGTTCCGTGCAAAAACGTAGAGCATGGTGGCGGCTGCCGCGATCAGCGCGGCCGACCATGGTTGTCTAAAGTAATGATCCATGTGTTACTACTCCTCGAGACCTTTTTTGCCAACCTCGGGCGCGTCGGGGAAGAGCGACTCCTTGTGGACCCCCGCGGGCGTGACCGCCACCATCTTGGTGCCACCCGGAGTCTCTGCTGGATTGGGAAGCTCCGAAGCCTGAATGGTGCCGGCCGCCATCTCTGTATTCTCCGAAGACGGCATAGGCATGGTCTCCTCCTGTTCTATGTTGTCCACTGCATCGAGCGCCTCGTCGACTGGAGGGCGCTCGTCCTCCTCCGCCCCCCCACCGTACCCATCGTGCTCCATCTCCAGGTTCTCCTCCTCATCTGGCAGGGTCAGGTACGTGTTGAGAATCTCCTCGGTCGGCACGAGGTTCTCAATCGTGTCGCGGATACACTTTGTGAACCGCGTGTTGAGGTCATTGCGGCGCTCCGTCACGGGCTTCTCCTCGGTGATGATCCAAGGGTCCTCGTAAATGTCCCGGGCGCACTCGATAAAACACGTATGCACGAACACGTCGTTGCTAGGCAACTTCAAAGAAATCTTTTTGCTTGATTTATCAATTCTGATCGAGCTGAGAATCTTGACATGGATGACGAATACGGCCGCTATGAGCCGCGGAAAGAGCGGGCACTCCTTGATGATGTTGGACACGTGCTGCTTCACCTTGACGTTCGACCACTCACCCTTCACCTTTCGTAGATTCTGACGATAGTTCTCGACCAACTTGCGGTCCTTATTCTCCTTCTTCGTATCCTCCCACACGTCCCAAAATGTATTCACAAGTTCTGGAAGCATAGCGTCAATGAGCTTGCGCGAGAAGCGGCGTTCGGCATCATTGAGCACCTCCATTTAGTACTGAGCGAGTTTTTTTAGGGACCGTAGAGCCGCAAGATGCGCTTGATGATCTCATGACGCTTCACGTCGTCTTCCGTGAAGCGGATCACCTCGATGCCTGGAACGGGGGAATCGGCCAGTCGCTCCACGAGGTCGAGGAGCCCGTTCTGCTCAAACCCACGGTCGTGCTGACCGGTGTCGCCTGTGATGATGAGCTTGGAGTCCTTCCCGAGCCGCGTGAGAACCATACGCATCTGGTTAGGCGTCGAGTTTTGCATCTCATCAGCTATGATCCACGAGTAGTCGAACGTACGACCACGCATGTAGGCCAGTGGACAAACCTCAACCTTCTTGTACTTGGACCCAGCCAAATAGTCCGTCATGGGCGCGACCCATGGCTCCATCTTCTTATTCAGATTTCCGGGAAGAAATCCATGCTGTTCATCCACCGACACGGCCGGACGGGTCATGATCACCCGATCGTGTCGCTGGCTCGAGGCCGCCGCCTTGCAGGCCATCATCGTTTTGCCCGTGCCAGCGGGGCCGTGAGCCACAACGATGGGAACGCGCATATTCTCAAGAAGGGCCTGATAGATGCGGTGATTCATCACTATGTATCACTTGCTCTTAGACCTTATCTGCTGGGCCGTTTTCTGAAGGTTCGCAAGACTTGAGAAAAAGTCGTCACCCGTGTCGCCCTCGAGAGGCGCCGGCGTCTTGGGTGGCGCTTTTGGACGCGCGGACTGCCATGTCACTATAAACTGCCCCTGATCGAGGCCCTGGCGGACCGAATAACCCGATATGACGAGTTGACGCCTTAGGTACACTAGAGCCTCATCATAAGGGTACATAGGGAATCCTATAACAAAAGGCGGGACGACGAGAGTGGCGTGCGGCTCGCGCCGCTCTGACGCGGCTTTTATTTTTCTAGAAAATTGTTCAAGAATTATTTTATAAGTTTCCTTGCGGAGATTCCGCCTGGACTGCTCCCTTTGTGCAATTTCAGACGCACTAATCATCCCTATTACTAAAACTGGACTTCTTTGCCAGGGAGCTGACGCGAGGCTGCGAGGACGCTCGTGAGCTGCTCATTCAGAGCCTGGTTGATGTCGCCATAGGCCTGGTACTTGTCGGGTGAGAATGACTGGAACGGACCGCTGCGGTCAGGCGAGCTCGAGCTCGTCTTGGAGAGGATCTGCACGCCACCGGTGGGCGAGACACCGGCAGTCAAATCGTACTGGACACCGAAGAAACCGCGCGTGTCCAAAAACAACATACGCACGTCATAGGTGATGCCGCTCTGGGCACCCGTCTTGGGCGTGATGTAGATGGTCTCTACGGGCTGCAGCCACGGCTCCTGCTTCTGCAGAGCCTCGATGATCACCTGGATGATGCTCGGGTGGACCTGTGGTGTGGTGGGCTCGGCAAAGCCAGAGTTGACCGAATTGTTGTTCATGAACAGGACGCCGAGGATCGCCGCCACTGCTCCAAGAATCACAATGTCAGCCTTCATTTACTTGATGCGTTTAAAAAAAATGAACAAAAGAAAAGCAGGTATTAGAATGGCCCTCTTGGTCTTTAGTGACAAGTGTCAGTACTGCTTCGAAGTTCTGAATATAGTCAAGCAAAACCCCAGTCTGGGACAAATGCTCAGATATCACAACGTCACCACACAGGGCCGACCCAAGACGGAGAAGGTGACGCGAGTGCCGACGCTCATCACGGCCGATGGGCAGATTCTCGTGGGAGCGGAGGTGAAAAACTGGCTCGAGTCCATGATTCCACAGGAGATTGAGATGTGGGGAGGGTCTGGAGTCTTTTCAGCATCACTGGATGGCGACGAAGGCGGACCGGACATGTTCAGCATCGACTCTTACGGAACATCCATGCAGCCCCAGTTGACGGCCGAACTCAAAGAAAAGATTAATAAAGATCCGAAAGAAGCATATCAACTAAAGAGTTCGAACCAGTGAAAAACAATGCACCTAAAGACTATCCAGGCGTCTGCTATTAAAGGGATATTTGAGGTTCTCAAGGATATAATCAACGACGTGAACGTCTACTTCACTCCGGCCGGGGTCAAGGTACTGACACTGGACACGGCCCGTGTGACGCTGGTCCACATGTTCCTGGCTGCCGAGAACTTCGAGGAGTACACGTGCCCTTCCGAGATTGCGGCCGGTCTGAACATGGCCAATACGTACAAGTTGCTCAAGTCGGTAGGCCCGTCCGACACGCTCACGATGCGCATCAAGGACACCGACTCGCTCGAGTGCGTTATTGAGAACGCGGCCAAAAAGTCAAAGACGAGTTTCAAGCTGAAATTGCTCGATATTAACGAGGACATCCTCGAGGTCCCTGACATTTGCATGGACGTCATCACGACCCTGCCGAGCATCGACTTTCAGCGTGTCGCGCGCGACATGGGCAACTTGGCCAACGACATGACCATCACTCGGCACGGGACGAAGCTCGAGCTCGCGTGCAAGGGGGACTTTGCGGATCAAGAGACGGTGCTCGAGTTTGGGGACGAGCTTAAGACGCGGACGAGCGCCACTTACAACCTCAAGTACATCAACCTCTTCACAAAGGCGACGGGTCTGTGCTCGAGCGTCCAACTCATGCAGGACTCGAGTGATGATCAGATGCCCATCGTGTTCCGGTATGGCATCGCCAACCTCGGTGATGTCAAGTTTTACCTGGCACCAAAAATGGACTGAACTCCACTTCAACTGGTCCTTCATCTTTCAAAAAATATTTTTTAAAAAAATTTATTTTAAAATGAATTCCATGAGAGTCGATGCCACACGAGGCCGTCACCTTCGGCCACATGGGCACCCACTCGGAACTCACCAACCACGAGGGCCCCTCGAGTCTCTTCATGGCATCGGTCACATCACGACCGGTCGACTCGACCCAGGCTCTCTTGATCGGAAGGCGCATAGCGTGACCCCGTGGCGGCCAGGATGTGCTCAGGCACGTGTGGACCTGCCCGCCAAGCACGTACCGTGTGACTCTGCTGGTCCCGTCCGGCACGTGATCCGTCTCGGTCAGAACACCATCTTCAATTTCAAAAGTATTTTTAATTTTAAAATTTTTCGGCCAGAAGAAGTACACTAGGTCCATATAAAAGTTTAGTAATAATTATTTCTAATGGAAGCGCGGTTCAATGAGAAGGTGCGCGAGTTTCAGGATCTCATAGCGACCCACCCCGAGGACGCCCGGTCCATCGAGGCGGAGATGTTCGAGTACATGGCGCGCACAGCCCCCTTTATCAGGGAGTATCACCAGGAGTCGGCGGCCGCAACGAGCACCAAGACTGTAGCAAACATCAAAATATCTTCACGCAAGGGTGTTCAGCGGCAGGATATTTATCAGGCTTACCTGGCCGAGGTCGAGGAGGTTCACGGACAGGCCAAGACGAACGAGAGATGGGCCCGATCCTGCCCCAACTGTGGACAGAAATTTTCTTTTAATTTTGATGAAGCTCAGAGTGAGGACTCGTGCATAGAATGTGGGTACGTCGAGTACGTGCAGGGGGAGGAGATGGGGTTCAAGGAGGAGCAGGGGATGGAGAAGAACATCATCTATTCATACAAGCGCGAGAACCACTTCAACGAGTGGGTCTCCCAGTTTCAGGCCAAGGAGTCAACCAGCGTGCCACCTGATGTGATTGAGCAGCTCAGGTCTGAATTCAAAAAACAAAAAATAAAAGAACTTTCTGAAATTACTCATGAAAAAGTCAAGGCGCTGCTCAAGAAATTGGACAAGTCAAAATACTACGAGCACGTGCCATACATCACGACGATTCTCAACGGGATTCAACCCCCGACGATGAGCCAAGCACTCGAGGACAAGCTCAGACTCATGTTCCGCCAGATCCAGAAACCCTTTGAGAAACATCGGCCAAAAGACCGTAAAAACTTTTTATCATATTCGTATACCCTCTATAAATTTTGTGAATTGCTCGGCGAGGATGACTATCTTGCGTGCTTTCCGCTCCTCAAGTCAAAGGAGAAATTGTACAAACAAGATGAAATTTGGAAGGGCATCTGCCAGGAGTTGCGCTGGCAATTTATAAAAACCGTATAATTTTTCAACTTAAAGTTTTGATCAACTTCCATTGTAATGACCACACTAGTTCAATGTAGTAGTTGTTCATATGTGTTTCCGGAAATACCAAAATACGATGAAATAAAACCGTTAAGAAGGCGTCAGTGACTCTTCCGGCCGCTCAGGTTCATGAGCGCCTTGCCTGCATTGCGATTCGCCATCGTGATATTGCGCTGGGCCGCGGCCGCGTTTTTCTGGGCATTCTTCTCCGCCTTGCGGGTCAGTGCCAGGTACTCGCGCTTCTCCTTGGCCGACAGGGGGGCCGAAGTCCGCTTGACCTTGTTGATCAGGTTGCGGATGCGCTTCTCCTCATTGGCCACCACGCGCTCATTGATGGCGGCGAGGTTCATACGGATCTTCTGGTTGCGAGCCATGGTGGCCGCATTGACCTTGGCCTTGGCGCGGGCCTTGAGGCGGCCGCGGAAGCCACCCACGGCGGCCCGTGCAGATCGTGCGGCGGTACGAACGCGAACGCCCGCTGCCGTCACGCGAGCCAGAGACCGGCGCATCGTGCCGACGACGGCATTGCGGGTCCGCTTCACGTAGCCCCGCACCACCACGAGACCATCACGCACCGTGCGAATCTTCTGATTGGCGTAATTCTGGATCGCCACCACACGCTCGAGAATTGCGTCACGCACCTGGGCGGGCAGGGCGTACAGCGCCTTGAGGACCTTGGCCGTTAGTTTGAAGAACTTGATTATGCCGGCGCGAGCCACGGGCGCGCCCGCCTTCAGCGAGATAATCAGGCCCTTCACGGCCGAGCCAAGCAACGCGCCGACCGGGCCGTTGTAAACCTTCTCTATGATCACGAGACAGAGAATGATCATAAAGGCGGTGAAGCTCTGCTTGACGTAGGGCGTCACGCGCTCAATATACGCTTTGGCCTCGGAGCCGAGCTGGGCCGCGATGGCCGTCATGGCGGCGGCCGACGCCGCGTTCATGCCACCGGCCGGCATCTGAATCGTCACGGGCTGTTGGGCGGCGCCCACAACGCCGCCGCGCAGGGCCTGAAACATCGCGCCACCGAAACCGCGGGCCGCCTGACCAAGCACCACCGCGCCACCTCCGGGCATGCCCTGAGGGCCGCCTACAATCATAGCCATTTATATATTATAAATATTTTTACTTTTTCAAGGGGGTCTTGAACTTTGACGCAAACTTGGAGCGGATCCACTTGGCATCAGCCTTGTAGATGCGGGACGCGCGAGGCAAGGTGCGCTTGGTCAGCGTGCCGATGGCTTGGAGACGGCGAAAGACGGCCAGTGGCGCCTCCTTGCCCTTGCTGATCGCCTTGCTCAGCGACTTGTGACGGTTCGTCTTGGCCTCGACCGGGTGGTAACCGTAGGACGTCAACATCCCCTTCTTCAGCTTGCCGATCAGCTTGGGCCCCTTGCCGATCGCCCCCACATCGTAGGTCGGCACCGGTTTCACGCGGGTGAAGCCCGCCTTGCGCATGTACGTGTAGGACTTGCGAGTCGCAGTCGCCTTGACCGTGATCTTCTTGGGGGTCCGGTGGACCGTGTAGCCCGATCGGATAATGTGCCTCATTTACTAACTTGCGATATTTTTGTCCATAGACGAAGATCTGAAGGCCATCTCCTGAAAAGTCAAAAATATCTATATTTTCACCATCAATCATATATCTTGGGTACGGGTAATTATGACGCAGTCTTAGAATCCCTGCAAATATATTACCAACATAAGACGCTATAGATCCCGTACGTGCACTTAGTGGTGGCGCGTTGATGCAAATTGCCACGACTTCGTGACGCGGCTTGGTCACGAACGGCAAGCCCGGTATTTCCTCCTGGAAGCCACCGTCGACGTACCGCCACTCGTCAATCTTCACGGTTGAAAATAGAAAGGGGACGGCGATTGATGCACATATAGCGTCGGCGATGCTCGTGCCTGGGTGCGTCTCGTGTGAAAAGTAGACCGTCTGCCCGCGCTCTGTGCAAAAGGCCGACACGTAAAGGGCGATCGGCCGGCGTCTCCACAGCTCACCGAAGGTTATTTCCCTCGTCTTGAATTTTTTAAATATTGCATTGGAGATGACGCGTCTGATATTGTTCATCGGGACCATTCCAAAATTATTTAAAAAATTTTTAATATTTGGTTTCATGAGTTGGTCGATGTGCACCTTGAGTGCAAAGTCGAGCACATCGTGTACGGACCCGTCAAAAACTATCCATAGGAACGCGAGGACCGCACCCGCACTCGCGCCGCTCACCCCCTGAACTTGGCTCAGGTCAAGTTGCGCCATCTGCCCTAGGAATGCATAAAAGGCCATGGCGCCTGGCCCGATGACTAGCCACTTCATCAATAGTAAGCAGGGAAGGCAATTCTTAAATACGAGAATATAAAGAGGAACACGATCCCCTTGAGCACAATCTGGATGCTCTTCTCCACGGGCACGGGTGCCGCGCCAAGAAGGCCCGCGAGGACGCCAGTCACGATAATATCGGTACGGGTAAGGGTCAGCCGGAGAACGAACTTGATAATGACCCATGAGATGAGCGGCACGAGCAAAGCGGCGTACTCCCGCGTTTGATCGAGCGCCATGACCGCCATGAACACGGTCGCAGGAACAGCCACCTTGGGGGCGGCGATGTCAAGCATTTATACTAGTACAGTTGAATATAATGTTCGAGCCAATTCTGGAATGCCTGGGGCTCAATCTCTTCGGCCAAATTCAGGCTCTTCCAAAGCGCCACGATTGGAAGCTTGAGATCTAGGTCCTTCCACCACTTTTCCTGGTTGTGCAGCAGGTCGCAGTATTCCGCCACACCGTAGCGCTTGAGCACAAGGGCGTGGTTGTCATAGGCGAATCCCTGGATTCTGCAAACGTCTGCGTAAATTTCATCACAATACATGGCCTCCCAATCCTCTGGATGGAGAGGCTCCGGGCTCTCTTCACGATCGGGGTCGGAGTCGTAATCCTCCTGACCCGGGCGCCTGAACAGAGCGTCGCGCGAGTACTCGTCGCCGAGACCCATTCGTTTTCTTGTTTGTATAGGGCGTCTAACCCTTAAGCCCACTTACGGACACGGATGCCACCTCCTTGGTCGGGGCCGCCGCGATGATCGCCTGCATCGCGCCGTCGGCCCGGCCTGCATCCTGCTCGAAATAATTCATCAGACCGATCCGGATGACATCTTTGGTGATGCCGCCCTTGGTCTTCTTCATCTTAAGGTTCACCTTGACCTTATCCTTCACCTTGACGGTGTCAATCTCGTTCTGGGCCATATGCTTCGTCACAAAGTTCTTGAGCTCCTTCTCACGTTTATTGAGAACGGATAGGTCCCTGCGAGCGGCTGCGAGCTGGGACTTTAGCGAAATCCACTCATTCATAACCTCGGCAAAGTCCATTTACTCATTCTCTGGATTTATTTAAAGTTAATGAAGCGCATTCCAAAACTGTTCGAATTTAGCCTTTGACCATACTGGATACGTCACGTGCTCCTTGGGGGACTCTACTCGGTGGTCTCCAACATTGAAAATCTTACAAACCAAGTTTATATTATCCTTGTAATACCCCCTTCTTGGATTCTTCCTTTCTATTGAAACCGCCAAGTCGTGTCCTGGTGTGAAATTCATCTGAAAACCAGAATATGCACACAATCCTTTTTGCTCACGGAGAATACTCACCACGTCTTCCAAGCCGAGATCGCATATAGAATCTTCCATATTTCTAGTTTCTGTATTCCAATTTTTGGCCCGAGTTCTAGCTGCGTATAATTTCTTTCTAAGAAAAACAAGATCTATATCTCCCTTGTGAGCAGAGGTATACCTAAAACTCGCTATTTCATCGGGGTAAGTGACCTCTTCGAATCTCGAGAGAATCTTAAAAGAGTCCATCTTTTCTGGAGACCATTGCTCACTTACATTTAATTCAAGACATATAAGGCACATATTATCAAGAGTGTAACCCTTTCTAGGATCTTTGCGCTCTAGTGAGACTTGCCAATCACCGTGAATACTCAATGGGATCCCCGAATATGCACACTTTCCGTCTTGGTCTTTCCACATTCTTTCAATAATTTCTACAGTTCCTTCGAAAGTCCATCCCCGTTTTTTGCACCTCTGGCGCGCGGATGCGCATAATCGCGACAAACGCCCCCTGAGCGTCTTGGTTGACCAGTTGAAAGACGCGATGTCGGAACAACTTTTGCATGTATATGCAAGGCCGTCAGGTGCGCAACTCATCCGGTGAAACTCCTCATTCTTCTTCTCGAGTTTACACACATTGCATTTTTTCATTTACTGATATACCCCTAGAATTTAATTCCTTTAGCTAAAACTCACATATACTCCGGGCTAATCTCGAAGCGCGGGCGCATGGTGTCAGGCGGGATCGTGCTGAGGTTGAAGATGGACACGGGCTGGCGGGGGTTCACGGGCTCGCTACGGAACTGCTGGTTGGCGTTGCGCAGGACGCCACCGATCGTCTCCGGGTAGCCGATCTGGCTGCGGGGGTCCAGGTAGTTCTGGCCCTGAAGGATCTGATCAGGGGCGAACTTGCCGAAATCCTCCGTCACCACCACCTCACGCGGGATCAGGCCGGCGGCAGACACGTCATACGTGCTGCCAGAGCCTGCTGGCACTGGGGCGGCGTTCAGGGTCATGCCGGGGCGGGACAGACCGTCACCCTGCACGGCGGACGCCTGTGCGAAATAGCTCGACTGGGGCGCGAACAACACAAACGCGAGGATCGCCAGAAGGATCAGTGCCACGACAGTCTTGCGGTTCAGCATTTATTAATAGGTCCCGATAATTTTTTCAGTCAATGTAGTCGGCCGGATCGTCCTCGGCCACCTCCTCCTCGACCTCGTCCTCGAACATGTACTGGGTGGGGAAGGCTGCCGCCTTGGGAGGGGCGCGGACCCGCGCCTGAATCACACGCCACACGGCACCAAAAGACTTTTTCAAAAACCAAAGACCAGCCAGCTCGAGCAGCACATCACACTGAGCACCCTCGGCCACCGCAGCCAGCTCGACGGGATTCTTCTGGCTGTCGAACGCCTTGGTCACCACCTCGCCCTTGAGCTTGGCGAGGCCCGCGCTGAGCGTCCCGTCCGTCAAAGTTGACTGGAACGCGGCCTGGATCGTTTCATCCTTGAGATCGGCGCCGAACCACGCCTGCTTGTCAGCCTTGGCCCTGGAGACAATCTCCTCATCTAGGACCGAGATTTTCTCATGGAGAGACTCGGGGACCTCGAACGTCGGGCTGGAGACGCCCAGACCCTCCTGGACCTTCACGTTGTTCAACTGAATCACGCAACCCTGGATCTTGAGGAAACGACGACCGTCCGGCAGCTTCACTGGCGTTCCAAACTCCATTTAATACAATAAAATTTTAAAACAAAGAGTGCTTGAGCGCACCGACTAATTTCTCCGCAATTATCAATGTGCGACGTGCAATGCATGTGTCTGCCCAGCGTGACCGGTACGTTCTGTGGCTGGATAGACAAGCAGGGTGGAATAATCCACCCTTGCGCCCCTGGGTGCTGTAAACCAGAATGCTCCGAACCGCCGCCGTCAATGGTGGGCGAATACAAACAGACGCGGGGCGTTGCTTTACCGCCTGGTTTTGGACAAAATATTGAAACGAGTGACATGGCGACCGAGTCGCGATGGGGCACGCCGTTCGAGCCCGTCCAACGCACCCCTGAACCCCCCTACCATAGAAGATTCTTCTTCATGCTACTTTTGGTTGCGCTTATGGTGTACATGGCCATACTTTTGGTTTAAAGACGTCCGTGCCACAATGAGTAGAAGATGTCTGCTACTCTCGAGACTATCGCTGCTGATGTCCAGGCTCTGCAGAAGGACCTGAAGTCCCTGCGCAAGATGGTCCGCAAGGTCCTGGGTGACATTGAGGATCCGACGGGCGAGAAGAAGGCGGCCCGTGCCCAGAACAACGGCTTCAACAAGCCCCAGCAGGTGACCGAGGCCCTGCACAAGTTCCTGAACCTGCCGGCCGGTGAGATGATCTCCCGCTCGGCCGTGACCAAGGCGGTGAACGGTTACGTGACCGAGAAGGCACTGAAGCAGGGCCAGAACATCACCCTGGACGAGACCCTGAAGGCGCTGCTGAACGTGCCCGAGGGCACCCAGGTGACGTTCCTGAACATCCAGAAGTACCTGAACCAGCACTACATCAAGCAGGAGAAGCCGGCGGCCGAGAAGAAGCCTGAGACGGAGAAGAAGCCGGCTGCGGCGCGTCCCAAGGTGGCGAAGGCGGCGAAGTGAACGGGACTTAAAACTAGTGTAATATGATACAACAACATGGAGGAGCCGATCCCAGGTCCTCCCAGGGGCGTCCTTGACGCGCTCGTGGGAACCAAGATCAAAGACATAAATTTATATATTCGTGCATTCACCCATAAATCCGCTCTGAAGCGCTTCGAAAGCCTCAAGTCCTCTTATGAGACGCTCGAATTCATGGGTGATTCCGTGCTAGGTTTTGTAATTACTAAATTTCTCTTTGATGCGCACGAGAAGGAGCAAGAGGGCTTCCTGACCAAGGCGCGTACCAAGATGGTCCGGGGCACCACGCTCGCGGCCCTCTCCAAGATTCTCGAATTCGACAAGTGGATCATCATGGATGAAAAGGGCATGCGCAATGGCTGGAACAACAATCCCAAAATTCTCGAGGATGTTTTCGAGGCTTTTGTGGGTGCCATATATCTCGACCTTGGCATGGTCCACGCGAAGCGCTTCATCCTCGAGTCGTTCGAAAAGGTTGAGACGGACCTCATCGACGACAACTACAAGGATCAACTCATGCGCTGGTGCCAGGCGGAGAAGCTGCCCTTGCCCGATTATCGTGTGGATGCCCACCGGGACGGCACATTCATGGTGACGGTCATCGTCGATGGTCAAGAAATGGGTTGTGGGTTCGCTACTACCAAGAAGCAGGCTGAACAGAACGCAGCACAGCTACTACTTAAGACGGACAAACGATTCAAAAAGAATGGACCCCAAGGTGGCCGAGCTGTTGGGTCGAACGTATGCGGATCAGCGGAGTCCGGAATGGCTGGCCCTTCGCGAGACAATGCTCACAGCCAGTGACGTGGCGAGCGCCATCGGTCACAATCGTTACGAACGCCCGGATGATCTCCTGCGCAAGAAGGTGCTCAAGACGGCCTGGGCCGGAAACGCCGCCACAGCTCATGGGACCCTCTTGGAACCAGTCGCCCGCGATCTCTATGACGAGCGCATGGGGAAAAAGTCCCACGAGATTGGTCTCGTGCAGCACCCCAAGTATCCGTTCCTCGGGGGGTCGGCCGACGGCGTCACAGAGGATGGGATTCTGCTGGAGATAAAGTGCCCTTTGACGCGCAAGATCGAGGACAAGGTGCCGAAGCACTACCTCCCGCAGATTCAACTTCTTTTGGAAATTCTTGATTTTGAAAATTGCGACTTTGTGCAGTACCGGCCCGCCACCACCAAACTCGTGGTGCCGTTCGGGCCAAGCACAGGGGATGGCGCGCCGCCAGATCAGGTGCCAGTCGAGGTGCCTGAGATTTTCATGGTGACGCGCGTCACCCGTGACCGGGCCTGGTTCGAAGGGCATCTGCCCGTCATGCAGCGGTTCTGGGACGGCGTCGTACGGGCACGGGAAAAGGGGTTGTGTGAGGTTGAGTGGGACGAAGCGGTCATCCCAAAATGTGAAGTCATACTAGATGAAGTCCGCCCCGAGTCAGGCTGGCTGGAAGTGCCCGCACAAGCCCAAGTTTCTGACGTGCAAGGAGTGCACGGGAAATTTCTGTGCGAGGTGTATTCAGCTCGAGACGCACTACTGTCCCGGGCTGGATAAACGTGCCCTTACTGAAAAGGAAAATTTAGCAAAAAAGCTCGTCAAGGTGGTGGCGCCGCGCGTGACAGCCATCTAACGACGCATGCGCATGTAAATCAGGACTGCGATGAGCAGCACCGCAAGGACCACCCACAGGTCCCACGTCTTGGCTCTTGGCTCCTGGAACGCATACTCTCCCTGCGCGCCACGAGCCAAATCCGGACGATTCCACGTCACAACACCATTGTCGAACTCGTACTTGCGGGCCGGGAAGCCGTTAAACGGCGCGGCCGGCTGACCCGGCATCTCTTTAAGATACATGGGCCCTGAACGCATCACGTGGAGCGGGTTGAAGTCTTTGAGCTCGGTATTGGCGTCGGTGTAAACGGTCGGGCGCTCGTCAATCTCGACCGTGTAGGTGCCGTCGCTCTTCCATTTGGAGCCATCGGAAGGCACGCCGTACGTACCGGACCATGTGTACGGGTTAAACTTGTTGATGGCCAGGTCATCATTGATCATCCAAGCCGTCGCCATATTAGTATACTCCTACATTTTTCTCTTTGTACACCTTGTGCTGGACCTTCTCGCGGTGAACCGTCCACATCTCGTCAAGGTCCACATTGAGCATTGACGCGAGTTGAAATAAATAACTAAACACGTCACCCATTTCAGTCACGACATCCGTCCCCTTGTCCTTTTTTAGTCCTGATTTGCGATAGGCCCGCTGGTACTGGCGGATCGCCGATGCCAGCTCACCAACCTCCTCTGTGAAGAGGAGCCAGACCGTCTGGACCGGGGCCTTGTCCCATCCCTTGTGTTTGCAGATTTTCATAGTCTCATCGCGAAACTGATTCATCTTGGATATATAGCTCATGATCTGTTTAAGCGGTTCAGCACGTGTCTGTATCGCCACACGAGCAGGACGCCCGTGCCCAGGATCACCGCTTCGATTCCCGTCTTCCAATTTTCTATGGATTCTGGGCTCGCCCCGCGCGCCCGTAGATTGCTTGCCACCACTGTATTGCTGAACAAACGCACGAACCGATCGATGGCGAAGAATATGAAAAAACCGATGAGGATGTCATCGAGTGGTCTCATTTACTAGGACCCAATCTTAAAGTTGTAGGGCAGCTTCATACCGTAGGTGCTCGTGTTGCGTGGGGGAGCCAGTGGCACGGGGTTGCTCGCAATGTCACGCAGGTAGACCACGTGCTGCAGCACGCCTGTGGTGATGGTGCCGACCGCCTCGCGGACGACCGCCGCATTCATGCGATCAATCTGACCACGCACATCGGTGAAGGGGTCAACGGCCATGTTGACGTAGACGCGACGCATCAGGGCCTGGAGGTCCGCGTCATTCTGCTTGTCAATGGCGTACCCGGTACGGGCCTTGATGTCGGCCTGCATCGACCGCTGCAAAAGACCACGGTTAAATTCAGAAAAGAATGCGTCACTCAGAGGGCTGGGCTGCAGCTTCGTCGCCATCTGTGTCTACTAGGGCCGGGGATAAAAAAATAAGACGCATAAACTTCAATGAAGGTCATCAAGAGGAACGGTGATGAAGTGCCCATGCTGTTCGACAAAGTGACGGCCCGTATCCGCAAGCTTTGTGAGGAGGGCCCGCATGGACCCAAGCTCGATGTCCAGCCCGACCGCGTGGCCCAGAAGGTCTTCTCGAACATGTACGACGGAATCAACACATCAGAGATTGACTCTTTGAGCGCCGACGTGGCGATCGACCTCATGACCGAAAACCCCGACTA